AGCGGGCAATCGGCAAGGACGGCGGCAAGATCGGGGTGAAGTGGGATGCTCACAAGAATCCCGTTCGTCTTGGCGGTTTTCTGGCGGCGATACTCGAGCCGCGCGCCCTTCATGTTCATCGGCCCCAGCTTCACGGCGTCCACCCGCGCAGCGCCCGTGTAAAGCATCAGCGTGACCGCGCGATGCGCCACAGTGCCGGGTTCATGCACCTTGAAAAACTGCGCTATCTCGCCTTCATCCCAAGCGTGGAACCCCTCGCCCGTGACCTTGTAAGCCTTCACCAGCCGGGCCGGGTTCGACTTGATCCAGTCCAAAGCTATGGCGTGATCCAGCAACTGCCCCAGCCGCTTGCGCAGGTTGTTCGCGGCGGAAGGGGTTTCCGACTTTTCAGCAAGGAACCCCATGACATGCCGCCGCTCAAGGCGGTTCACAGGCTTGTCGCCATGCTTTTGCCGGAACGGTTCCACAAGCCCGCGATAGGTTTTCTTTGTAAGGTCCGCCAAGCCGCTCCATTCTGGCGACTGATACCATGACGCAACCAGATCATTCACCGAACCGGGGATGCTTTTTGCCACACCTGCCCCAAGTTTCTTGCCTGTGCGATGCTCCACCAACGCCGATTCATAGCGTTGAACAAACTCGGCCGATCCGTAGTCGGTGCCCAATTCACGCGAAAACCCGCCCTTGCGATACCGCCAACGGCGTTGCCCGTGGCGGTCTGTGTAGGGCGATGCTCCGGGAAACTGGCGCTTCTGTTTCATCATTGATCCCAAGGGTTCGGGTCGGTTTTTCCGGTCGCGTCGATCATCGGTGACACGGTGATGCGTTGCGGCTCAATCACGATCTGGGGCGTGGGCAAGCCCGCGTCCTTGAAGGCTTTTAGCACCTTCGTCACATCAGATTGGACAAAAGCAGCGCGGCGGTTTGCCATCAGGGCGTTACCCTGTCTGCGGCGCGGGCAAGTGCGGAAATGGTGGTTGCGGTCAACCGTGCATGGATTTCCAGATCACCCTGAAAGAATTCTTCGGGCGGAACATATTCGATCTGCGTGTCCAGAACGGTTTCTGGCAACAGCTTGAAAACTTCGGCGTGAAGGTGGATTTCGCCGCTGAATCGCCGCTGGTCGATGCTGACCCAAGTGTATCGGAAAGTTTCTTCAAAGACGGACGGACCCTTGCGCGCCATACCGAACAAGGCTGCAACGGCCTCGGTGAAGGTATGTTCGGGGTCCAGAAACACGGTCAACGGCGCGCCGAATTCTTCGAACGCCGCCCTGTCCTGATCTATGTGCTTGTAGTCACCGTTGAATACCGACGCATCGGAAAGCCGCCGGACCGCAAGGTGCGCTTGTTGCGGGGGAAGTCCGCTCATCCCCGCTATGATCAGGTTGGCAAGGTCGGTGTCAGTGATCACTTGGCTTTCCTTGGCGCGCGTATGTTTCGAGAACAGACCCTGTTCCCGGATGCGGCGCCCGATCTCGGACGCTTCCTTGAACGGAAGCCCGGTTTCGCTGGCGAACATTGCCCAGATTTCAGTTGTGATGCTCACAGCACCGCCCTTTCTTGGAATATTTCCCAACAGTAAGCGCGAACGGGCAGAAAGACAAGCGGGACTTTTCCCATTAATCCCGCTTGCCGGGCGATTTGTGCATCCTGTTCGCGCTCTTTCGGGCATCACATGCCCTTCGACGTTGCAAACGTGATGCTGCCGGGCCGGGGGGCGCTGGCGTTGCGGATGCGGGTTTCCAGATCGGCAATGGCCTTGGCCATTTCCGCATCATTGGCGTATTCCAACTGCTTGCCGTCGTACTGCGTCTTCCGGACGCCGGAAGCGCGCGCCCTGATCAGGGCGTCGCGCAGAGTTTCCAGTTCGGTCGGGTCGATCGCCATTATCCGTTCCGATACCAGCCGCGATGGTCGATCCACGCCGCGCCGAAGTCCAGCCGAACCTTGATCATCATGGCGTCCACCTCAAAGGCGACGGTCGTTTCGACCTGCGGGCCGGGTGCGCCTTCAAGATAGGCATATTCCAGCCCGTCGATGTTCGCCGGGTCCGCCGCCAGATACCATTGCGTCGCGTTGGTCAGGCGGGGTTCCACCAGAAGCGACAGCTTGGCGAAGGGGTTCACATCGGCGACGGCGGTTGCTGCCAGCGTGGTCAGCAACTGTTCCCCGACGGTTTCGTATTCGGGCGGCACGATCAGATAGCTGGGCGCGGCATTGATCGGCATCCCGTTCGCCGAAGTCTGTTTGCGCATCCGCACCCGGCCTGCGTTCAGGCTGGTGACGCTTGGCGCAGAAGCGGCGTCAAGGTTGCCGTGGCCTGCAACGAACACCGCCAGACCATCGGCCAGAACCGGGTTGCTGGTCAGGGCGGTGACAAGCTGCGCGTTCTCGAATTCGCGCGACGCGATACCCATGCGGCGGGAAAAGTCGGCCAGCGCGCCCAGATCGTCGTTGATCCACATTTGCCGGGTGTAGGGGATGATGCTGCCGAAGGTCGCCAGTGAGTTGGTGTTCGCCGACTCGGCAACCGAACCCATCGGGTATTCGCCGCCTTCCAGCACCTTTTTCAAGGCCGGGGCGTCGCCAAGCATATACTTGGTTTGCACCTTGAAGTTCGGATACTGCGTTTGCCGCGCAGCGGGGCGTAGACCGGACGGGGCGGCGTCATAGGCGGTGCGCAGGCTGCGCCCGGCACTGTCGCCAAGGATGCCCGCCAGATCGCCCGTGACCATGCTGCCCGCGCGGGTGAACACCTGACTGTCGGACAGCCCTTGCACCGCAATGCCGTGGCGGCGCGCCACTTCCCGCACCACGTCGGGCAGGCGCATGTTCGCATACTGGCGCGCCGGGGCGGAAAGTTCATGCGCCGGGTTCATCCGGGCATGGATCGCCTCGCCCATGCGGGCGGTGAACACCGCCGGGTCGTTGTGGTCGAACGTGATCTGCGCCGTGGTGCGGGTCCGGGTCTGCGCCTGGCGCTGCGCCATAGCGGTAAAAGCTAGTTCGCGGGCAGCTTCCGGCGTCGCCTCGGCGTCGATCTGCGCGTCGGTCCAAGCCCGGTCCAGCCCCGCCAGTTCGGCGATGCTGCGAATCTCGGTGTTCATTTCAGCGCGGGTTTGCACCTGCACTTCATCTTCGGTGGTCGGCATGGTGATTTCTCCATTTCTGAAATGTGCGCCGGGATCGGCGGGAACGGGGACAATGGACACTTCAACCGGCGTCCATTTCGTTGCGGTGCGAACCCGCTTTGCGCCGTCTTTGGCCTCGCGGGTCTGTTCGATGGTGTAGCCGATCGACAGCCCGCGCAGGCTGCCGTTGGCAACGTCGGTCATCACGGCTTGCGCCGCGGTGGATTCGCGGAACCGGATCACCACAAGCAAGCCCTCTGGCGTCATGCGCGCCGCCTCGATCACGCCCAACTGATCGCGGGTTGTGTCGCGGCGGTGCCCGTCCAGCACCGGGGCACCGACAAGCCGCGCCAGATCGACGCCGCGCAGGTCCAGCACTTCGCTGTAACCGGGACGGGCAACCGCCGCCCCGGTTGAAACGATTGCCTCAATGGTGCGGGCTTCTGCGTTGAAGGTGGCCGGACGGATGTTTGCTGCCCGAAGGTGAATGGTCATGGTTCCGGTTCCTGTCTGTCAGCGGATCGCGCCGTCAAGCAGCACCTGCCCCACCGTGTCGGCGGTAAGGGCAGCGGCGAAGGCGGCACCGATCATCTTGTTCGAGCCAACCGTCGTGGTGACGGCGCGCGTGGTGTTGTCCCAATAGAGGGTCTGGCCAAGGGTCCACACCTGCGCGGCGGTCTTGGTCAGGGTGAAAACGCCCTCGCGCACAAGCACCACGTCGGCACCGGATGCAGCGGCACCTTGCGCCACACCGATGATCGAACCGACTTGTGCCACCTGCCCCGAATCTAGGGCATAGGGCGCGGGCAGCGTCACGTTGTCGCCCGAATAGAGGGAATTTCGCATTTCAGACTCCTGTAGGTTTGATTGCGCGGGCGAACCTGTCCGCCGCGATTTCTTCGTCCAGTTCTTCGATATCGCGGCCACGGCCTGCGACCACTTCGGCGCGGGACTTCAAGCCCGCCTCAATGGCGCGGATATCGCCGTTAACTTCCTTGAGGGGATCGACCCAAGCCCAGCCGGGCGAAACGAATTTCACCGCGCGATAGTCGGCCAATTCGGTTTCGCTCGCACCGATTTCGCCCGCCAATGCCTTGGCGTCGATCCAGCGCCGCCACAGCGGGCGCAGCAACTGCGCTTCGATCAGGGTGCGTTGCAGCATTTCGGCGCGACGCCGGAATTCCAGCAAGCCGACGCGGGCACTTGAATAGTTGGTGCCCGACAGATCGCCCGTCACCTGTTCATAGGTCAGCCCGACACCGACGGCGATTTCGCGTTGCTGGCCTTTCACAAATTCAACGGCCTGCGACAGACCCTGACCGGGCTGCGAGAATTCCACCTCTGCGCCGAACGGCAGAACCCGCATTGCGCCCGGCTCAAGGCTCACATTCACGCTGCCGTCGGTCGCCTCGAACCCCGCCGTGCCGCCCTCGGCATCGCGCACAAAGCCAGT